CTTCATTTGCTCCACTTCCAATAAGATTGACCTGAATGGGAACATCAAGAACCCTCTGTTTATCACGCAGGGTTAAATTAAAACTTGAGTCACTATCAACAGACAAATGATCTACAACACCTGTAAGAATAGTCCGAAAGTCTGAAATCTCCCAGCTTGGGTCACCAATCTTAATGGTGGCATCACGCCCATCCCACGCATCCGCAATCCAAGAATCCAAGCCCCCATCGGAATTGTCTATCTCTATCGAACCAACAGAAACAAAAGAACGTCCACCAAATGCTTCAGACATAGAAAGGGTGAATGTAGGAGAGCCTACTAACTGTCCCAAATAGATCGTGTTAGCCGGTGTATCGCCCGCGCCGGTATGATAATACCTTGAGCCTAGATAGCGCGTCACTTCGGACGCATCCGAATAAGCCTTGACCTCGGCAAGCATCAGTCGATCCTCTTCAGGATTGGCAAGCCAGATTTTATATTCTGCATCTGAGATCGCCACATCTAATGCCTCGCGCCCCCGGCAATAGCCATCTGCCCCCTAGCTATTTGCCCCACTATTGGCCTTGTTATGACATTGGCAAGATCACCCCTCAGTTCTCGCAACTCTCTAACTACATCCTTATTGCTTGCTTTATTCTCATTGATTGGCACAATCTTTCCAGATTCTCTTGGAACAAAAACCTCTCTTCCTGCCTCACCAACCATATAAGGCTTGCCTGCCTCTACAGTGCCACCAAATTGCCTGCCGGTTTCAAGCGCACGCAACGTCGTAGCCACCTGAATGGCCTTCGCAACTTTAGCGGGGAAGAGAAACGCAATTAGCCATGAGAACACTGCGGCGGCAATCATTTCAGCGACCAATCTTATCAAGGCAGCGGTGATGACATCAAATGCACTACTGACAAATTCAGAAAAAGTTTTAATTTCGCCCTGCAGAACATTGGTAAACAGCGTGACAAATCCAGCGTGTACTGCTTTCCATGCATCAGTATAATGCTGTGTTGAATCTTTAAGTCCCAGTTTTATAATTAAGTTAGTGGCCTTTTGATGTTGCTCTTCCAATTTCTGCCAGAGCTTATCCGCTCGTTCTTTCTTGATCAGTCCGGCAGTAAAGGCATCATTGACTAACTTGCTTCGTCGAGCGAGTGAGTCATTCAGCCGTTCTTCTGTGGTCATCAAAGAGAACTCAATATCTGCAACCCCATCGAGCAGTAGCAATCTTTTTTGTTCTTTGGCTTCCTGTAGTTGTTTTAGTTCTTCGTCGCGCAGTAGTTTTGCTGCATCCCATTTTTCTTTCTCCGCTAGACCTAAAGCAGCCCAGTCCTCAATCGTTGCATCTGTTATTGCCTTGGTAACTTCGTAGTTAGCTACAGCAGCCCCTTGAATGAGAGGAGCGTCCTCAAGGATTCGATCTTTCATATCCTCTGCCGCCTTCTCTGTGTCTCTAAACCCCCCTGCGAGCGCAGCAAATTCTATTATTGTAAGTGGTTCCAGTGCCGTGATCAGATTCTTCGCATTGTCTGTTGTGGTTTTGATCTCTTTGCCTAGAGCGGAGAAGCCTCGGTGATGCCAGATGATGGATGCGGTCAGCTTCTTTATATTAGTGTCTACGGTTGACACCTCTTTGCCTACCGCGGAGAAGCCTTGCTGATGCGCTAGGAGGATTTTTGTAAACTTCTCATAAGCCCCCGTAGGCGGCAGTTCTGCCCAACCACCACCCCCCGATTGCATTGCCTCCTTCTGCGCTGCTGTCAAGAGATTGAACGCTTCATACAATCCCATCGTTGCGCCAGCAGCCAATGCAGCCTGCTTACCAAATATGGCAAACAACTTGGAGGCCAACCAAATCTTACCAACCGAGATCAGTACGTCAGCATTTTTTACAATAAATTCGAACACACTAAGCAGGGCGGTAGCAAACTCTTTAGCACCCGCAATCGTCTTGGGGTCGCGCAGAGTTGCTGTTATTCCTTCGACGATTTCCGTTGCTTCTTTAAGGATACCTACATCTGCTATAGCAAGCTGTAAATTAAACCAAGCATCCTCCATCATGCTCACACTTGAGGTGAACGTCCCCTGTAATGCGTCTGTTGCCCCTTTTGCATAAGCAGTGCTATCCCTCCACATCCCAATGATCTTCTTTTTTGTCTCGGCTCCCGTAGAAGCAACGCCCTGCTCAAACCCAAGCATTGCAGCAACGCCTTTTTCCTTGAATATTTCTGCCGCAGCAATGCCAGAAGAAAATGAACGTTGTAACTGTCTTGCAACCTCGTCAAATTCTAAACCGGACGCGGCCGCTATATCACCTGTGATCTCTAAGATTTCATTGAGGTCTTCAATGTCAGGAGTAACGGTGGCTAAGTTGCCAACTGCGCTTTGAATATTTGCAAGAGAAAAGGGTACTTTCTTCGCATACTCTTCCATAACCTTAAAGGCTGTTGCTGCATCTTCAGTCGATCCGGTCAAAAACTTGAGCTGAATTTTAAGATTTTCAACAGAAGAGGCGGTGGAAATAATGCCCTTTACAATAGCAACCGCGCCAAGCGCAAGCATCGCGCCTTGTGCAGAAAAAATTGCATCTTTCGCTTTTCTTGCTGAATTCCTGATTCCAAGGATTGCGTTTTTTGCTTTACTTGCACCAGCAATCGCCCCTTTCGGGTCAACCTTTATTCCTAGTGTTGCAATACTATTTACGGACATTTTTAGCGTTCTCTCTTTTAGCGTTCTCTCTCTCTATTTTGAGATATGCAATCCACCCGTGGAACTCAGTTACAGATATTTTTTCGATCTCTTCTACTGTCTTGTGCAACCGATCCGCAAGAGCATACTGATTGAACTCATGCGGATCGGATTTTAGTTTCCCACCTGCTCCTCAACGGTTTCTGACTCTGACATCTTTTGTGCAATCCTTGTGACTATATCTGGAGACACTCTGTGCATAAACTTTTGTTTATCAGACAAGTCAAAGACTCTATCGCCTTGCTTATTCATCGCCTTCATAATGACAACCCTTACTACAAATTCAAGATCGTCTTCTTTTGCAAACTTATAAATCTTCTTCTTTTCCGCTAGAGTGAATGGGTTTGAGTACAAAACTACTGGCTTCTTTGTTTCGTCATCTATCCATTCTGGAACTTCTATTTCAATAATAGCTTTACTTTCAAAATGCTCAATTGCAATATCTAAAATAGTCATTATCACTCCGATCTAACAATGCCGAAAGAGAGAACGTAGGCAGGGAGCTTCGGATTACTCCTTTTCGGGTTAAACCCTAGCCCACGCAAATATATCAAACCGTTGCCCAAGAGATCGCGCCATTTATCTCAAATGAGAATGATGCTTCCACCATGCCATCAAAATTAGCACTTGTTCCCTTGCTTACAATAATTGCACTTCCTGATGCATAAGTATCGCCAGCACCAGCACCCTCTGGGTAAAGATTCAAGGTAACCACAGAACCGGGAGTCATCGCCACTTGTGCAGTATCCGCTTCATCCCAATAGCAACTCATTGATCCTGATGAACTAAGCAATCCAGCTTTTTTGGTTCTTGCGGAGTCGCCCATAGTTGTATCTTCAATAGTGTCTGCGGTTTCATCAAGGCTGAATTCTCTTACCTCTGCAACAGTATCCGACCCAACCTTTACCACTCCATCTGTTCCCGTATGATTACCCATTTTCATTTACCTCTTTCTTGGTTAGTTTCGCCTTAACAGGCTTAGTTTTACACTTTGGCTCGGTAGTCCACCCAAAGCTCTTCAGTTCATCCACTTTGCCGGGATGAGCCTTAATTGGTTCGCCCCCTTTTGGGGGATAAAGAACAATACTCTTCATGTTTCATCTCTCCAGTAAGGTATAGATACATTTAGTTGATGCCAGTCTTGGTGGTATCCAAGGTTTTCAATACTTGCGGTTCTGCAAACAACGTCATCAAAAGAGCTATCTTCAAATATCCCGGCAAGAGTATCTGCATAACCTTTCCCGGTATTGCTACCTTGATTCTTTGGGCAGAACACTTGAATAACAATTACCCCTGTATGCCTTTTTTTTGCCTCAATCGTTCTATATAAAGTCTCGCCATTTAAGATCGTCAACCGCACCCATGCGGTATTATTCGGTGGGTCAAAATCCACATTGTCATACGCAATATTCGTAGTAGACCAATTTGTATTAAGCCTCCCCTCGATACTTGCTCTTTCACTTACCCATGACATACTTACTCATTCCTACTTTTAATTCATTCATCGTTACACCAACCATGCCGTGGGGAGCTTGCTTGCTCCAACCATGCTCCAACCTATTTATGTATGGCAAACTATTCGTTATGTAAATCGCCTTATCCAACCCTGTATTTTTTGGGAGCATTGGGCTTTTTTGCATCACAGACTGCGTAGTAGTGTCATCAATATTTCCCACCGATAGATTCCAATTAGCCCTTGCTCTTCCGGTGTCCACAGGAGTTTTCTTTGTAACTCTTGTGTAAGCATCCAGAGAGATTTTTCTGACAACAAGATTAATTTCTAAGCCTGCATCTTTAGAGAACTTTTCTATGTCTAGTGCAAAAGTCATCCCATTCTCTCGCCAATTATTTGATATGTAGCCCCTGCCGGATCAAACGAAATCTGATTAACGCTATATACTTCCCCATCTCTTACTATTTGATCGTTTGTGTCGGGTGTCCCAGTAATATCTGATGCCTTGATTGTGAATTCTAAAGCACCACCATGCTCTGTCGTTATAAAGTTTTTATCGACAGATGAACCAGCTTGAGGAGTCACTATCGCCTTTATTGATGTGTCAGAGTCCGTATGGGTAACAACACCACTTGACGTGGTATAACTACCCGTTGTTCTCTTCCTGAAGGTAATGGTTTCTGCAATATCACCAACAGCAACAAACGCTGAATCTACTGCGGAAGCAATACTTGAGCGCAAACCCATTATGTTCTCAATACAGTAGCAACGCCGAATTTGGCCCGTTCATGGATAACCCCCCAGCCTCTAAGCATTTCACTAACAATACTGGGCAATACGTCTGCGGTGTCAGTCTTATCAAATGTCAAACTAACAGACCCAACCCCAACGCTTGTAATCCCTTTTCCGCTTGCGTCACCAGTTCTGTCTGAAGCAATTAAATATTTGGCAAATTCTGCACAAGCATTGGTAACAGGTGTAGGTAGCTCTGTTGTCTCAACTGAATACCCGTCAGGAGTAGTCACCCCTGCCCTTGGATATCTTAACGCTTGAGTGTCAGTGTTCTTTTCCCCAATCCAATCTATCCGCTCATCCATAAGCCGGGTAGACATTTTAAGAGCCTTTTCTTTGTCTGCGGTAGAGGCTCCCGTCCAATCCGTGACATTAAGATTGTTACCATGGTAGGTGTCTGCATCCGCAACAGTTATATAACTGTCAGAAGATGTGCCACCAATAGTCGCATCTAAAGCCACTACTTAGTCCATCCTGCTTTCTTATAATTATCAACTTCTTCGGGATGAACGTCTGCGCTCTGCTCTCCCCTTTTCATCTTGACTAACTTGCTTTTCTTTACTGCTTTTTTCTTTACTACCTTCTTGATTCCCATGACTACACCCCAAATAAGATGCCCCCAACAGCAATTGCTGAAGGGGGCTGATCTTAGATTAACCCATGATAATTGCGATATTGTCAGGCTTCCATGCTTTAGTTCCCCAAGCGGAGGCCACTTCTACCATCTGCTTGCGATAACCCTTGTACACCCTGATTTCAAATACCAATCCAGAATGTGGGTCTTGAACCATCATGCTGTCAGTTGCGGCATCCCCATCAGGAGTAGCAGGAGCGCGAATTGCCAGTTCTACTGCTGACTGATGGAAAAGCACATTAGGTGTATGAGCATTTCCTACTGTTACACCATCATTATCGTCTTCTGCTGCCTGTAAACCGGGGCTACCAATTACGATATCACCACCAGTTAGTGCGGTGTTGACCACATAATTGTCGCTAGTGCCTGTAATAGTAACAATATCACCAGCAAGAATAGTGCCAGAACCAGTATCTACTGATACTGTCGTATCATTTACTGACCCAGCAGCACTCAATTGGTAGTTTGTTCCTGTTCCAATAGTGTGAGCGGAAATCTGCCCAGACTCTTTGAGCATACAACCTTGCAAATTAAGCAATGTTCCTTGACGTAACATAAGGTCATCACCGGACTCATTTACTTTCTGTAACTGAGCCAGATTTCGCAAGTTTGTACCAGCAGTTGTACTAAGAACCAAACTCAACCGGCCGTCATTAGTCACACCACCATTATCAGCAATAATCTGTCTTGCTGAAGCAACTAGAGCGAAAGTTGTTGCAAATGGAGTTGTTCCTGCGGTTCCAACAGCCCTTGACGCTCCTCGATAAGCAGCTTGCCAGAGGTCTTCTTCTATTTCATTGGTAAGAGTCCGCATTGCTTGAGCAATCTGATCACCATAAATAGTCTCATACCCTGACCCATTGTTGACGTGCTGAATATCCTCGCCCGTCCAAGGAATCTGAACTGCGCGAGCATTATCAATCGTCATCGTCTTGGTATCAATCGTCTGGTCTGTCCCTTGCGGGATAGTCATAGACTCAGTGATGTTTGTAGCAGATGCGGAGCGTGTGAAATGTGAACGTACTGTGTCGTTTAGTGCGACACGCGCGGTTTTTGCATTGATAGTTGATGATGGGATAAACCCAACAAGTTCTCGTCCAACTGTATCGGCTGCCTTATAAATATCACCAGCCAAGTTGGTAAGTGTGTTTGCCATGATATGTCCTCAAATAATTAAAAAAGTATTCCGAGGACATTGAGTCCTCTTGCCTGTGATTGCGCTGCAATCCACAAAAGTGACTCTGCCACACTTGTAGTTTTAGTTCATTTACTAATGGTTGTCAACTACTTTTCCTCCCTTCTTCGAAAATCCTGACCTTTCCTTCTGAGTCATTGCATCGAACTCTTTTCTCGTCACAGTATTACTGCCATCTTCTCCACCACCAGACCCATGCTGAGAACCGCCTCCATTAGATAAGGCGAACAGGTGCGGAGCCGTTTCGGTTAAGCCTTTTACCCATGAGTCCACTCCCATTGGCTCAGTAGCTCCTGCAAGATAGATTACATTTCCATCACTATCCATTGGTACTGCCTGACCCTCTTTTAACCTAAATACTGCCTTTGCCCTCAACAAGATATCCTCGGTTGCTGTAGGCAAAACCCCGTGTTTGGAGGCCTGATCTCTAACTGCGGAATCTATCATTAACCCTTCAAGCTGTCTTTGGTATGTACTATTCTCTTCTTCCAATACTTTATAGACTTTATTGTGATCTTTCCGTATGCGGGCGGTACGCTCTTCCACAAGTTCATCAATCTTGCCAGCATCAATTAGCTTCTTGTCTTTCTGATCTCGATGTTTCTGCATCATTTTCGCATACTGATCGAGGTCTACATTAGCAAATTTGCTCTGCAAAGCATCCATATCCTTCATCAGCTTCACATTGTTTCCACGAAACTCATCCAACTTCCCTTTAATCTCTTCATATTGCTCTGCTGTGTATGTGATTTCTTCGCTCATTTTTAGTCTCCGATTGCCCGTTAAACCATCTGATATTGTTCCTGCTGTAATTTGGTAAAAAGTATCTGCTTTTCAAACTTTTCCGTTGTTTAGGTCATTTCTTCTGTTTTTTCTCAATCCCTAACTTCCCTCTCAACACCCCTAACGAAACCGGATTGCCTGTCTGATCCACTAAATCAGTAAACCCAACCTTGCCCGCTTTCCACAACTCCCATTTGCCTTTACCAAGAATGTCCTTCTGGAACTTTTCGCCCTTTTCCTTACCTTGTCGTATCAGCCAATCCTCATAACCTTCTTTAGCAGATACCTGTCCATCCATGCTGGCTCTTGTTCCTTCTGGTATCTCCTTAAATTTCTTTTTTGCCCCCAACTCCTCCCATGACTTGAGAATGGGAACTTGTGTGCTTCTACAATTCCAATGAGCGGTTGCGCCGGGGTAGTGCCTTGAATGATTTATGGGCTTGCGCTCGTTGTCCCACATCAGCCCATCGAGTACCCGGCAGATAGGACTGGTGCGAGAATCAAGAGTGGATACCCACTCAATTCCCTTTACGATGTCATTATTATTTTCATAGGTCTGCAACCTTGCCTCATTTGCTACCACCTGTACCGATGTTCGAACTAATGCCTCTGCCCCCCTGCGCCTTGGTTCTAGTTTACCGTCTTTATACCTTGCGGTTTTTGTTCCCATCAACTCCTTTACAATTTCTGACGTTACTTTTCCAGACAACAGCCCTTGCCGGACTGTATCCTTGAACGTTGATTCAAATGTCTGGGACTGACGTTGCCACCATTCTTTGCTTGGTGCGCCCGTAATTAAGGTGTCCTTTCCTATAGACTCTAACATCTCTTTGCTCATTCCAACACTTAAAGTGCTGGCCTTGATTGCTGTATTAATCGTCATTACAGCCTGTGCCTCTGCTACCCTCGCTAAATCAATAAGTTCTTTATCCTCTATTTTATCAATATCGTTGTATGCTGTGCTTATTGTTTTTTTTGTTTGAGAGAGCAGTTTTTCAAGTCTCTTCCTCTGTGTTGCTGTTTTTTCAACTTCGTGTAATTTTGCTTTTTCCAACTTTTTAACAAGAGTTACCGCAAGCACATCCAGCTCATCTAATATTTTTTCCCGCAGTCCTGCTTCAACTCTTAGCAAATCAACGCTATGACCTGTAATTTGGTCTAACGCTTTATCATTAACAGTCGTCATGATATACGTCAGCAATAAATTTAATAGTGACCGTAGTCACTTCACCAGCTTTGCCACCAACGCCCCATTCGACAATGTTGCGTATTTCATTATCATCTATTGTCATTTCAAAGCACTCTGACGATACAGCAGACGCATGAACTTCTACCTTGTTGAACTTATCCACCGCTAATCTTCCAAAATAATACCTGCCTGAAGATTAATGCGATCTCGCTCATCCTCTATCTCCACCCCAGAAGGTAGAATCTCCCCTCGCTTCAAGTTCCATAAGAATGTTTCGTGACTGATTGCTCCAGATTGCCATGCTTGCATTAACGCTGTCATTACTTGTGGGTCAATCTTTGTATCTGAGAAATCGGTGTTAATAGATACACTTATTTGGTTGCCACCTTCCCACTCTGTCATATATTCAAACGCATGGTTTAAGCCACTTTCTACAGTCTTAACCGCCTTCATTAGGGCAGACATCTCACTATTTTGTCTAAGCCTGAGTGTTTCGCTTGCCTCCACTCCTGCTTTTTGCCCTTCAAGTAATTGCGCCCCAAGTGATGCCATCATGGAACGCTTCTGATCCATCGCTGTCTCTAAAGCGCGTAATCCCTGCCCGCTGAATTCTAAATACCCTGCCCTGCTTGATGGGTCTGGTAGCACCCATGCTGATTCTGCTCCAATACTTAGCTCAGACTCAGCATCTACCCCTGTTACATAAGGAGTGGGTAAAGCGGTAAAATGCCTTCCATGTTCTAGGTCTGCACTCGTCCTATAATGCGAGAGGTTCATATCTGCTAACCCTAACATTGGAGGCACTTCTGGCTTGAGGTTAATACCATCAACTGAAAGCCCGATAAAGGGAATACTGGACAATGTTTTCCCTCTCTGGCTTGGTAATATCTCTTCAACTACCTTGTACACTTGTTCCGCATTTTTTTTCCATATCCTTACCAGATATTTACCATCTTCTTTCAATAACTCTCGATATTGAGTCTCATACTCACTGGCATAAAAATTATCAGGGTTGGTTTTTCTATACTCCTCCTTGAGAATAATCCGATCATCCATCCAGTTGGGTATCTGTTCTGTCGTGTAGCCCGTCAAATAGGGTCTGTCTCCATTATGATCTACTAATATTCCCTGCCTGCCCATCAATATTTGCTCTGATAACAAATAAAATACAAAATCGTTCAGATGCACACCTGTTCCAGTTATGTCCTTAGTCCACTCATCATTACCATTCTCAATCACAGGATTAAGCCTCATTACAGCCCCGGTCAACCCATCTACAGTCCTCTTGACCGCATTAAAGAATGACGCACGTTGCCTATATGCAAAATATGAATCATCGCTTTGCCGGGACAATTTTGGGAGATAATCTGTTCCTTGAGCTTTAACCGCATCCTCACCTTGATAGCAATTTCTGCATCTTTTCCATTGTTGGACTAAACTCTTGTACTGTGGATGTCTACTTTCAATCATATCCCTACCACCTTTGAAATTAATGGTTTTGTGTTTTTACACTTTATCATTGGCTGAAGTGCATACCTTAATGCGTCTATGAAGTGATTATGTGCATCGACTATATGTGGCAAAACATCACCTGTTGCTCTATCTACCTTGTAACTATATTTAACAAACTCACTTGCCACCTCTAAACACCTTGAATGTATATAAATTTGCCTGAAACTTCTAATGAATTCAATCCCATCCTCAACACTACCTTTCCATTTATACACTGATTCTATTTTATAACCTTGTCTTTTTATAAAACTGATACTCTCTGGTCTAGCTGAATCTGCCCTTATTGTGTATTTTTTTGCTTCTGGTATGGAATCTATTAGCTTATAAGTGTTGTCTAATTCTACCTGCCTACCGCCTGCTTCATAATCTATGTATAAGATATTATCACAAACATAGCATCTTAACACCGCTGTAGGGTCTTGAGAGAAACCCCAGTCTAATCCATAATAAAACACAGTTCCTTCAGGGGCAACAAAATCTGTTATATGGAATTTGTGTCTGAATATCTGCGACACTGAGAAGGTTTTACAGTCTCCTTCCCAAATGTGCTTATAATGGTCATAGTCCTCTGCTTTCAGATAGTTCAGTTCAGCCTTTAACTCATCACCTAAGAAAGGGTTTTCGTCATAATTAACCTTCCTTAAAAAACAATCATTTCTATGGTTGATTACAAACTTTTGGTAAGTCGGGTCTGATTCTAAATTTGGATTAAAACTCACCCATATCTCTGAACCTTTCTTACGGATCGTCGGAACTAATATATCCCATGACTCACTACTAATCCTCTGTGCTTCCTCTACCCAACAAATGTCTACACCTTCTAATGACTTAATCTGCATTGGGTCTTGTTTTAGACCGTGAAAGATAAATTCTGAACCGTTGTTTCCGCAGATACCATCTCTTGTGACTGTAAAAAACTTTTGTAAATTGTTAGCTTCTATACAACTACTTAACAACTTATGTACTGAATCCCGCAATGATGCCTGAACTTCTCTTGTACACAACACACGGGTTTTTTTTCTTGCAGCAATAATCAATAAGGCATAAGCAAACGACCATGACTTACCAGCACCTCGACCACCGTAATAAACCTTATATCTTTTGGGCTTAAATAATGGCCTAAATGCTTTTGATAATTTTATACGACCACGTTTGTTTTCCACTATCCTATGAATTGAACTTCCAAACTCATATCAGCATCTAAAGCTATTTCTTGCTTGTCGGTTTGACCCAGAATGTTCTTTCCCAGAAATATCTGCATTACGATATTTCCCTTTTCAGCAGATGCCCATTGAAGTTGCCTTAATCGTAATTTCTGCTCTGATCTCCCTTTTGTCAGGTATTCGGAATAACTGTGCCGGATTAAGCTTTCATCACACCCATAAAAATCTGCTATTTCGACATTGGTACAGCCAAATCTAGCGAGATTTTGAACTTGTTTTTTGTCGATGTTATACTTTTTCGGTCTTGCCATCTAACTTTTCCGCCTTGTTCCCGGTGAATTCTTCCCAGCGTTTAACTATTACATCACAGTAATGCGGATCAATCTCCATGCCATAGCATTTTCTTCCTGTCTTTTCACAGGCGATTAGTGTTGAGCCAGAGCCAAGAAATAGGTCTAATACAGTTTGTGGTTTGACTTTATCTAATGACCAATTAATTAATTCAACTGGTTTCTGTGTTGGATGTACTCTGTTTTTCTTTTCTGACGAAAGAGTGAATTGACGAGTAACTCCTTTTAGGTTTGTCCAAGCCAATTCACAATCCATTTGGTCGCTTCCACCATTGTTCTTATCCCATACTATCCAGTGTGGTTTATTTGGTAATATGTTAGCATAATAATTAGCCCCCCACCATATTGCAGGAATATCATCATCTAATAATTCAAACGAATTAATCGCAACATTAATTGAATCGTCATTTATAATATCTTTATATTTCTTTGATAATACACCACTATTTTTAACAGCATTCATCCCATAAGGCGGGTCTGTAAACACCATATCTGCCTTCTGCCCATCCATCAATCGTTCAACATCTCCCTTCTTTGTCGCATCCCCGCACAACAAGCGGTGGTTGCCCAGTACCCATATATCCCCTGCCTTGCATATACTTTCTTCTGCCTCTGGAACATCATCGTCATCAGTCAGCCCTGCTATCGGTTCTACTTTTATATCATCTTGATTTGGCCATGCATCTACACCCCATTCAGTAAGTTGAACGCTATCCCATTCATTTGCCAATATGTCCCAATCCCATTCTCCATAATTTGTATTATCTTTAATTACAAATTCTTTTTTTTGTGCTTCAGTAAGCCCTTCAGCTATTTCAATCCACACCTCTTTAAGCCCTGCATCTTTACTTGCCTTCAATCTCTTGTTACCACCAAGCACCATCATATCTTCATCAACTACAATAGGTCTCAGCTTTAGCATTTCAGGGAACTCTTGCAGTGACTTAACAAGCAAATAGTATTTGTGGTCTTTGATTATTCTAGGATTATTGGGGTTTTCCTTGATTTTACTTCGCTTAACTTGTTGTTTCATAACTCTATGATTTCTATTCCAATCTCTATTTTGCCATCCTTGAATGTGTCCATTCTTCTCACCCTGAGATCATCAATCAACGAATCATCCTTGAACACCTTTGCATCTTCCAACGAATCCAATATGGCTTTTAGAACATTGTCCAAATCCCTGCGCCTGTTGTCCGGCGGGAAAACAAGTATATCCACTTTCAATCGACAGTCCAACTCCACCCTTATCCCCTCATTCCGACAGTAATACGCCACATCTTTTGCATAACTTGTGCCTTTTGGCGATTTAACTATTCGCCCGCGCCACATCCGGTAGTATTGATTGACTGATGGAGGGTAAGGAAGAATTAAGTTTAGCACAAAAAATGCCCCCTTTCGGAAGCTTGCTATTTGGAAAAAGTAATCAATCTATCTTGTTGCGCGAGAAAACGCTCTTGCTTACCGAATTGTTTCTCCCATGTTTTCTGGCCGATCGCGTGGATGCCGTATTCACCAGTATGATGCTCCTCGCATAGTGCGATTGTGTTTGTCCAGTGTGCTCTTTGGCCAATTCCACGATAACGCAAGCCTATCAGATGATGAATTTGCGCTGGTTTTCTACAGACTGCACAACCCAAATCTGACAATCTTTCATATCTTGTGCGCTCGTCTTTTGTCACCAATGATTCTCTCCCATACAACCACATCGTAATTG